GGGGCTGTTAGGGTTTTTCCTTAATCCAACTCTGGACTTCAGGCTTTTCCCTTCCAGCTAAAGTGCTGTAGTTTTAAAAATGAGTGTAGTGTGGTCCTATGAGGTAGTTAGTTGCCATCTACATCCCATCAAATAAATAAATAGATAAGCTATTAAATAAATATCACTGTCTCTATTAAATAAATAACAGTAAATAAATAGGTAAATATTTACACAGTTATATATACAATTTAGTGGCCCTTGGCGTGTTGTCATGAAATGCTCAGCTATGGTTCACATCCCTCTACCAACCAGGGCCATCATCATAACCCTCAGCCTTCTGAATATTACGTTGACTATGGGTCCCAATTTGTATCTGTCTACTCCTTGAAATGTTGGTTTCACCATCCTAGGCAATATCAGGTCTTCATAATGCCTCCCTCTTACGGTATGGCCTCCACTTTGCAAGTAGACCTTTCCTGTTTTTCTGCTCTCCGGCCTATCTGCGTTTACCAGCCAATTGCCATCCTTGCTGCCTACATCAACGCAGTCTTGTAGCAACCTTTTACTGATGTGTTTTGTCCATATACCTAGAGTAGACATACTCAGGTTTAATAGTGCCAGTTTCTCCAAGCCTGTCCTCTTCAGGTCTAGTAAGTTGTGGCCAATCACCTCCCTATAGGCAGATATTGGATCGCCTTCGTAGTAATAGGTGGTCCGTTTACTAGGTTTGGTGCCCAACTCGCTCGATAGCGTAAGTAGGCAAATCCTTCTAACCAGAGGGTTCCATGAGTACATCAGGAGAAAACTAAAAGCCACTGCCTTCTCATATGCTGTTGTCCCCCTTTCTCCACTTGAATCTAGCCTTGTGGCCATCTTAGCCAGGATAGTCGCGGTGTTCCTACCTGGCATATAGCTAGTGGTGTTGTCTGACCACCTCACAGGCACAGGGGTGTGAGAGCAAAATTCTATGTCCTCAAACTTATAAGCTACTTTCATGCGGTCCCCCTCTGTAATTTTCTGGGGTTTTCCTGCTTCATGTAGGATTTGTATACCCTTACTGGCAAATTTCTCTCCTAGGCTTTTCTCCGTTATCAAAAAGCCATCATCTCCACAGACATGTATCTTGGCAACCCTTTTGAAACTTTTGTAGGGCACGCCTGTGGCTCGGCAGAAAGCATAAACCATGGTTAAGACATTTAACATACTATTGCCAGCACTAGTGTCCGGTTGACCACTACCTCTTTGGCCCTCGCTGATGTACACCTCCCCATCAGCTGTGACTACCGGCACTTCTACCATGTGCTCAGTTATAGTCTCAATGAATTTATGCCACTCCTTCTTGAAATAGTATTTCTGTATGTCCCTAATCAGCTCTAGGCTTTTGCTGGTAACTTGTGTGTCCCAAGCCTTAGTGTCAAAGCTCACTGCAACTGGATTATCGAAGCTACCCCATTCTTTTTTTACCTTATCAAATATCTCAAACAATGGTGTCTTACCTTCATACCCGGGAATGACCACTGGTTTTTGTTTGACCCACTTGTACATGACCTTCGTTATAGCTAGCCTGACTTTGGCCTCTGGGTACTGTATCACTCTCGGTTTCTTTTCATCTACAAAATCGCCGCTCTCCCAATCATCATTGACATCTCTCTTCTCATTTTTCGGGATTGCAGTTTCGTAATACTTGATAGGTCTTCCAGATTTTAAATCTCTAATTATGTCCTCTACCTTGTTTTTCTCTGTATCCAGTATTTCACCAATGTTTTTCCTTTCAAAAAAACCAGCTGCTCCTTTCCTGTTGATACCTGTCTCCAGTTCCTCCCATTCAACTGCATCATAAGTAGCAGCGAGTTCTGGTATTTTTAGGGCATTGAAAACTTCTTTCAATTCCTTATGCAGGTCTGGTGTCTGCGGGTTCTCTTCTTTGTCTATTTTATCCCTAATGGCTTGATGGAAAAAGGTTGTGTCCGTTTGAGCCCTCACTACTGGTAGCTTCTCCAGCTTGATTCCCACTGATGCCATAGTTGAACCTATTATCTTGTTGTACACATTGTGTTTATGACCTTCTCTGCTGAGTTGTTCTGCTACTTTACCTGGGTTCAGTATTTTCTTAGTCCTCAGGTTCCCGTGGTGTTTGATTCTCTTTAAGATCCATTCATTATGTCTCTTTAGACCTGTATCTCCAGTCACCCTTTTCATGTTGTACTCTTCTATAAGCTCCTTCAATTTTATATATGCTTCATATGGGTGTATTTTTACTCTTTTTGCTGTTATAGTCCCCATGTATACTTTACAGCTAGTTGGCGTCCAGTTCCCCTGTGCAAGCTGGTATGCCGACACCATGGTTCCGCCTTTGACTGTTCTCCCGGGTGGGCACTGTAGCAGAAGTTCTTCAAATAAGGGTTTGAGGTTTGCATCCCCTCTTTCAGCTTGCAAAGCCCAGCTATTAAGCTTCATGGTGTACACCCTGGCACCTACCTCCTTAACTATTCTCGTGGAATCGGTGGCCCCTAATTGTTTGGCTTTGTCTTTCACGGTTGCTACATCCCCTGTTATGTGGTATTTTTCTTGTTTTATCATAGCTTCCAGGAATATAGGTTCCGTAGCTGTGAACCAGTCAGGTAATCCAATCTGCTCTTTTTCTGGGTTGAGTAGCCTGTGAGCATCAGCTTTGGTTATATTTTTGGCTTTTGGCTTACCCAGACTAAGTGCTTCCAGGGTCTCTCTTGTTAGGAAAGTGCCTTTGTAATCTACATATTCTAGTAAGTCCTGTTCTACATCGGCCAAAGCTACGACCAGCATCTCCCCTTTCTTAATTAGGTCTCTGACTTCGACAGCATCTCCTCCTTTATACAACTTAACGTTCTTAGCTGTCTTTGCCCTGTTTGATGTTGCCTTATTGGAACCTATCACCAATACATATGGGCGCACATCTTTACTTTGAACAGCTTCACCCACAGTGACAGTGCTTACAGCAGGGCCCGGGTATTCCCCTTCTTCCATTCCAATGTTTAGAACTGACCGGTCTTGACCATTACATGCCTCTTTGGTCACTGTGAGTGGAACCACCCCGGTGGTCATATTTTTGGCCTCGCCTACCACTGTTACCTGACACTTAGACATATTCACTGTTACTGTTGGTTGCAAATTTATCTCATCACTCTCTTCCGGTATGACCTTCTCCCCCAGGACTGGCTTGATGGTACCCACGTCTTCATTGACGAATGTATACGCCAGCCACGTTGTTACAGTTCGTTCCGGGATATCTTTCTCTTCAAGCTTGTTCCTGTGAACCAAGTCGACCAATCTTACCAAGTTGCTTAGAGATAGATCATACGTGAAGGCACAGCCTTTCTTCATCTTTGAAAAGTATATCTTATCCTTGCACACGGTTGCGCAGGTCCTCTCGATCAGGCTTTTGTGGTTGGGTTCATCCCCTAGGAAGGCACCTTTGTACCCAGCCCCTGTGTATCTTTTCGTGAGTCTGGTGATGTATGAGTGCTCAACTTCCCATTTATCAGTGGCTAGGATAAGTTTATTGTTGCTGTAATCAATCTTAATGGTGGCTCCTTTGTAATACATCTCAACCTGGCCCTCCAGCTTTAGACGGGCCCTGATCTCTTCAAGGTTGCCATCATAAAATTTTGTGACTTTGTAGTTGGGTGCTCCCCTCCCAAATTTGTTTCTGCAGAAGAATGAGCCCTCTTCCTCCTCCAGTATTAACTCACCTGCACAGTTTTTTACTGCCTTCGTCCGGTACCCACATCTGCACCTGGTGACGACTCTAAGGTAGTTCTCGTGGGGGAGCCTGATCCTATTGTCCGCTGGGGTCCAGTTACAGCTGAATGGGCCCGGTGCCCATCCTAAGGCGAACTTTTTGATGCTTATCCTGAAGCCGTCATGGAGTTTCTGCAGGAGCTCTATCAGGTAATTACCCGACAGCCTCCTCATCTTTCCCTCGCTGTCCACGCCAAGCAACTCGACGGCTTCAAACATGATTAAGGTGAACAAGTTCCGCCCAGCTGTTTTCTCTGCTACTTCTTTAGCTTCCCAGCCTTTATAGAATACCCCATATAAGTGATATATCAACCTAAGAGGGTTGCCCACTGTTTGCACGGCCTCAAACAAAGCCGTTATGATCTTCTCTGGGCTCTCTTTGACCAGTTCATCAGTTGCTGCTTGATCTAAGAAGTTCTTCACAAATACCTTCATCAAAAGTGTTCTCTTCTGCTCACTTGACTCTATGGCATTATGCGCCGCTACGGCCCCTACACCCAGCATCACGGCTATCCCAACAGATACAGGGTTTTGGGACATGATCTCCATGGCAGCACTAACTCCCGTACCCAGTAGACCATCACTCCTACCACGCCTGATTGCCAGGTAAGTCTTGTAAATGGCTGTGCTGAGGATGACTACACTCTCCAGGCGCGTTGGAGCAAACAATTTGAGTGCCTGGGAAGCGTAGGGCAGACAAGCAAGTGCAGGCTCTACCACTTTTGATAAATTGCTATAGTTCCAGCTTTTGTAGGTGTATGTAGCCAAGGCTGAGACTAGTAAGCTAGCCACGAATTTCCGGCCCTCCTGTTGTGTCTCAGTGTCTCCCGGGAATTGGGGTCTGTTGATTATGTAATATACAACTAAGTCGGTTGCAGCCTGTTTCACGTGGTCGTTTATAGACTCACCCCCAAAAGCAAGCCATTTAATCACCAGTGTTGCAAAAGCTGTTTCATAACCTAGCCTAGCCCCTATGCTTTTATAAAGAGCTGTGTGAGCCCCCCACAGGCCATACCTCAGGATGTCATCTTTACTTTCTGCAATTGCTTTCATGAACTTGTCTACGTATTCCACTATGGTGTCTGCTGAGTCTTTGAATACATGATTCTCTTGCACCTTCAGGGCTTGGGTTTTGATGAATTGCACCCCTTGCTGTGCGTACCCAACCATTGCCTCTGCACACCTCTGGATGTCTCCTTGTGCCAGTTCTTTTAGCTCAGTTTCTTTACCATCCGTTCTAATTGCGTTGGGTGCAAACTGCAGATGGGTCGTGTCTTCCAACCTATGGTCTTCTATTGAGTATATATCCGTGACCATAGGCACATGTCTTTTTGATAAGGCTTGGTACCCCACATATCCAAACAAAGCCACCAGCAAGGCGTTCTCAGCAGCGGAAAGTCCCGTTACTTGTTTTAATGCTCTTCCAGTTTCAACTGTACCTTGGTTTCCCGGGTCGGGCCAGTCCATACCAAGTAGCTCCACTGCCAAGTCTTCATCTTCCGTGGCGTAGACGTATGCTGGCACATCGTCGCCCAGTTTCCTGGCATTCAAGAACGAATAGCTGTCATAGCTGTCTGTTACTTCTCCATTCCTGATCTTAGGGAACAGCACTGGTACTTGGACTTCATAGCTGTTGTATGCCAGTTGAATTGGTTCAGGGTGGTCTGTTCTGGCCATAATGTTCTTCACAGCAACTGGTAGTTCTTCAGATATCAATAGGTTATTTAGGATTTCTAGTTGCGTGATCATCAGGCTATCTTCTTCGTATAGACTCCAATCATAATTCATCTCTCTGAAGGATTTTGTTATGTTTATCCCGTCCTCTATACCATATCTCTGTGCTTGTAAGAGATCATAGTGGTAGTCTTTGGAGCCAACTGCTGTCTCTTGGCTCCTATAGTATCTCCCGGGCTTGACCCTGCCTACCCGGCCCCTTCTCTGTGCCTGTTCCCCAATAGTCACTGCCATCCTTTTCAACCCGGTGACTATGAAGGGCATTTTAGAAGACAGTCGTATCCTTTTCTCACATTTCAGCCCGGTGTCTACAACTACATCTAGGTCTGGCAATGTGACTCCAGACTCTATTGCATTGGTTGCCACTACTACATAGGGCGACTGTGATGTAACTACTCTCAAGTTAGCCGGGTCCTCTCCACTGTAGTAGTAACCAGAATTATACCCTTTGGCTTTCAGTTTCTTTGCTGTCTCCACTGCCATATTCCTGGTGGGCACGAATACCAGCATGTTACCTTTCATTTCCTCAGTGGGTATTTTCAGGCCTGCAATCTCCAGGAACTCAGAGCCAAGATCTTCACCCTTCATCACTTCTGGAGCTATAAATTCCTCTATCGGGTGCTTCTGCCCTGTAGTGGTCACCGTCCCAGCGGGCGTTGCCGTCATTGCCACGACTCGCAACTGTTCTGAAAACCTGTGAATTTTTCCTATTATGGCCAATTGTTCAGGCGTTGCACAGTGGTATTCATCTAGGAAAATGTAACTGTATTCAACCATAGCAGCTCTCAGTTTGGGTTGAGGCATCTGACAAAAATAGCCATATGAGGCATATGTTATCCCTGTGGCCATATCCCCCTCTTTCATTTCCCCGATCCTTAGATTGAAAGCTATGCTAGGGTGTTTCTGCCTCATGTATTGATATACTGACTCTGCTGCTGCCCTGAGTGGTATCAAGACCAACACTCTTTTGTGCCGGCCTATTTCTTCTATCACCGCCCTAGGTAATTCTGTAGTCTTTCCTGCACCCGTGGCCAGTGTGATCTGCTTAAACTCCCCTCTATTCATTGTTGTTATCTTTTTCACCATGTCAGTTAAGTCAGTTGTACTCTTGGATACCGTCTGTATTCCACTCATCAGTTTTGTAGGCTTTGACTCCTCATTCTTCCCTACTTTAACTCTACCGACGACTCTCCCACTAGATGCTTCAAATATTGGGAGCCCTGACCAGCCCTTCAGATTTTTCAGGTCAAAGAAAGCTGGAGTGCCTGATGCGGTCACGCAAGTAAATTCACCACCTGTTTTCTGTAGATGTACCATGGCTCCTTTGGTCCCCGATATGTTCACTGCCTCGGGGTTGAACACGTAGCACCTAGCACCCTCTGGGCAACCTGAGTCCGTTTTCACTCCATATTCAGTCTCATCTGTCATCCTATTATTACTTTGGCATACGACTCTTGTTCTACCCATGGAGTCACATACTAGTAAGTCCTTTCCGGCAGTCACATGGTCCACTGAACTTATTCCTCCTTGGTGTGTGTACGCCCATCCAGTCTCGAGGCCTCTCCTGATTCTTAGCAGAGATGTCGGAAATCTAATCGGCGCCCTTGGTGTCGTCCCTCTTGGCATGATCCCAAAGAAAGCTGTTAATTTGTCCATTATTGATACATGGCACCTCTCATGGTCTATTATCTTCTTGCACACCGCCGGACCTCTCAGGATCCATCCAAGATGTTCCAAGTCCCCTACCTCAGATCCCAAATTGCCCACCAACAATAGTTTTACTTTTGTAGCTAATATCGGGAGGTTCCTCAAGAAAAGCTGGCCTCTGGCTTTGTATTGGAGGTATCCTTTGTACTCTTCTCTAAAAGGCCCGTCTGATTGGTCTTCTCTTATAAATATCTTCTTATAGTGCCTCTCTTCAAAGTCTGACAATGTCATCCCACATGACAGTGAAGGCCCAAATCTCCCACACTTCGGACAGGTCTCTCCTTTCCAGTCTCTGCTTTCACAGACTGTGCAAAGTATACAATGCCTGCTCCGGTTAAGTGTTGCTGCTTTCACTACACTCACTAGCTTGGGCATCCCATAGACCTCTTCCTCATTGAACCAGTGGGCTACCACTTCATTCCTCACCTTATGTTTTATTATTAGATTCTTAACTTGGCCTGATATCAGATAGAATTTTTTTAACCCCTTGGTCTCTTCATTGTCAAATCTCCAGTTTACCTCCAACAGGGCTGCAACCAGTCTGGAAATTAGATTGGTTCCCCCGGCTACTTCTTCAATTATTTTCTTATGGAGGTAGTATGATACCTCCACCACCAGATATAGGAGGTAGAAGCACTGCCACTTGCTACTAATGCAGCTGATCAGTATGGCCTTTATTAGTGGTAGCAAACCCCCTGTGATCGTCCCTTCCTTCTGTTTAGAGGGGAACAGATATACGGCTTCCTGGGATTCATCTATCTCATAAACATCTGACACTCTTTTGTAAGTTATCCTCCCTAGCCAGTTCCTTTCCATTCCATTCTTCACCCCCTTGAGGTAATATAGTTTGGCTAGTTCATAAGTAGGTAGTATCAGAATTAGCGTTAACAGATCTGCCCACAAAGTTAAGACCATTAGTATAGTGGGGACACATTGCAGAAGCACGCCAGCTATGTCTAAATTCCATCTAGTTACTATTGCAGCAGAAATTAGGTATGTCAAGATGAAGAATAGGGGCCTGTAGGATGGCAATTCAGGTGCGTGCAACTCTAAACCGCCTATCCATTTTAGCGTCCTTATGAGGAATATACCAGACACTATACTAATCAGGAACTGCGTCCACTGTTTGTATTTGTAGTAGTCACTTATAAATGTCCACATCAATAGCCCAGTCGTGATTGTTGCTATTGCTGCATCAATCCCCGGGCCACTATTCACCCAGGTGGTCTTTAATGCTATCACTGTTATTATCAAAGGGTATGTGGTAACGTCCCTTCTTGCCACTAATAGTGATGCAGTTATCATTACCAGCAAGGTAAACTGCAGGTCGAGGCCCTCCCAGTAGGTCATTCCTGCCCCTTCCCCCTTCACTAGCCCACTTAACATTAGCAGTCCAACTGATATTGTCTTTACAGGGTTGTTGGTCATAGCATGAAAGAGGAACAATATCCACTTCTTTACTGGCTCATCCTTCACTATTAAGTATAACAGGAGGAAATATACTACCACCTCATGGTCCTCATGTGTTATTAAATTTCCTATCAGAACCACCTCTCCTTGGCCCAGGTTTATTGCTGAGGTCATTTGATCTGCCAGGATCATGTAGACAACCATTAACCATAAGACATACCTCCCCCCTAGCAGGGCTACCACTGCCAACATGATGAACTCTGCAAAGTAATCTGAGTGGTGATCTGTTGCTTCAAGATCGAACCAGTATTGGTATTGTCCCTTGAGCATGTATTGCTGGAAATAACTGTCTCTGGGCTCATAGTATTTGTTTTCCAGGGTTTTTGAGTAGTTGAATGTGCAAGCTATCTTGCTGACCGGTCCTTCACTGGATATGACTTCTTTTGGTCTGCATGGCATAGGTCCCAATTTTTTATCCGAGCTAAATACTTTCACTGTAGTCTTACCTATTAAGCATTCCAGCTCACCGGTTTTGCTGATCACGACTCCACCTCTATCGCATGGTGTGTCATCCACGCTTCTGTAACCAGTCTCGTTTCTTAGCATACACCTACCAATTGGATAGTGTGGGAGACCCTCTCTCTTCTTAAACACGTAGCCGCACCACTCACACTTCTTTACTGGACCCCCCACATATTTGACTACTTCACCTCTCATGCACGTCCAGTTACCTCCCATCTGGCAATGGTACAGGTCTTGTTTGTAGACGGTGGTGTGGTCGCAACCAACCCGCTGTGGAAATGGTTTTGTCTTTTTGTATATCTTTACCACCTCTGTTGCCAGGGTGCTCTTGCTTACAGTAGTGCACTCCACGCGTCCGACCCATCCGTAAGGGCATATTAGTTGGAACGCACTTCCGTTGAGCAGAGTGGTGTTGTATTTTCCCTTAACAACGGGTCTAGAATCACAAGGGCACAGGCCGAATTCAAAGTCGTCACCCATTTCCTCTTCTGTCATCGCTGACCCTCCTGGTATTAGTTCAAAGGTGACAGATGTGGGTAGAGCCCTCAGGTGTAGGCTAGCCAGGTACCTGGGCCCTATCATGCAATGTCCTCTAAACCTAAAGAAACCTCTCGAACATGTGGCCCTCACAGTTCCATCGTCCAGTTCTAGGTTTCCTCGGTAGTCAGTCCAGGTCGTTGTCAAGCTCTCTGCACCCAGGGCCCCTATTTCCTTTGTTCTTGCTAAAGCATACCTGTAGTCTTCTCTACAAGCAAACTGCCCTTGTGCACCAGTTACCAGTAATAGCCACACTAGTCCCTGTACTACCTGGCCTCTTAACACCTTAACTAGGCATATAAGAAAGGCTGTTGTTGATGCACTGTTCCAGACCCTTGTCAAGTCCCTTATGGCCCTTAGTACCAACTTCACTACTTGTCCTGCCTCTTCAAACAACAATACCATGGTTGTTTCATAGGGCCACCAGTCTGGTCTAACACAGACATATTTTCCCAGGTTCCATACTGAAGATGGTATCACGTCATCCACTCTCAAGCTGACCGTAAGATTTAGTTGGTTGGTGTCACATACACTAGGAACTTCGTGGGTTTGAGGTAAGGCAAAATGTAGCACCAGGTAGAGAGTACTAGCTGTTTCAGGTGCGAAGTCTGATAGCACTACCAAAGATAGTAGAATGAATTCCGATATATGACCCCTCATCTCATGCAAGATCTTTCCATCCTCCGCATTGGTGTCAAATTTCCCCGGACCTATTATTTTTGTATTCTTTGGGAGGCAAGCAGGGGTGCAATTGTTTGTGTACCAGACGTACCCTATTTTTCTTGTTACATTACAGTAAGGTGATTGTGCATTGGCTCCGAACCACGTTTTACTCTTGTGTTCTAATTTTTTCCCCATTATACCCAATTGCTTCCCTAGCCAGGATGTCAATTTTGCAGCCCCTTGCCTAGCATTTTCTACGGTGTTGGTTACTCCATCTACCACGTAGAGAGCTGTGTCCTGGAATAAGCTACTACACTCATTGTCTCCGAATAATATATCTTCCACTGATACATTGAAGTTGCAAGGGCCCTCAATTATCATGCCAGCAAATGAAAATTTTTTTCCTTTCTTACACCCTGTTAAAGTTGTTGGCCTGTCCCTAGCCTGTGTCACTATATTTATATCTGCTTCCTTATCGAACCTACAGGTCACAGCGCATTCTTTTTCTGGAGGTCCTTCCGTCAGATTGGCTTGTGTCTTGTTCATCAACCATATCCATGGATTTATGTTGTACCAGTTGCACCACCCGTACTTGTTCCATTCGTGTCTCTGAAGTCTGCAGCATGTGTAATTAGTCTTTTCACTAGCATCCATCATCCCTTGAATTCCTTTCAACTCTGCATCTGTTGCCAAGTGCGTGGGCACTCCTGTACATATCTTTTCAGGCCAAATACCGTGCAGGCTTCTGTTAACACCTCTTTGGAACATTAGGAGTTGGATGCCGGTAGTCCCGTTGTCACTTAGGTTCCATTGTGTCACATTCTCTGGTGCTACGGGTTCCCACATGAAGATTGCTATTATAGCCCAAGCCAGTAGGGCTTTCTCCAATTTCTTTCTAGACTCAGGTGGCTTGTTCTTGTTGTGGTATAAGCCATCTTGTGTGTTCTTGCCCTTCACCTTTCCTTTCTTCTTTACCTGGTATTTTATGCCTTCTACTACTATAGTTGCGTCAGGTGGCTTAGATCTACTATCCTTCTCACTCTCTTTGGGTGTGATCTTCATGGCTCCCCGCCTGACTCTATCTGGTTTTTTCTCATTCGTCTTTTCGCTCTTGTTGTCATCAGAGCAACTTGTCACCCACAGTGGGCAGTCAAGGATATTACGTGTCCACTTTAATACTGCACTCCTTGTCTTACTTGCTGTTTTCAATAGGATGCACCCATCGGAGCAAATGTACAAGTGATAAAGCCTGCCGTCACTACCAGTCACTCTCCCTATCCTCTTTGTGACTTCACAGAATTGCGTCTCAACAAAAAGTTCCAGTGGTGCTCTATGGTATACAGGCCCCTTGTAATCCTGGTAGAGGACTGGTCCTGGTTTGATATATATGCCACTTACTGGACCTCGGTGGTTCCCACTTCTGCAGTCACCTTTCTTTGGTAGATCTCTCAGTGTCGTTACGACTTCTGCCACTCCTCTCTCATGTGGTAGTTTCAGGGTAGACTGCGGGTGTATTGTGCTTCTTTCACCATATATGGGGTTACCCGCTGAGTCGTAGATAGGTTCAGTCACCCCCACTGGTTTTTGTTTACTTGTTTTGTATAAAAGTTCAAACTTGTTCAACTCCATGTGCCATGTACAGCAGAGATTTTTATACTAGCCTATTCGTGGGCCTCTGCAGCACCCTATCAGGCTGTAACCCCAACACCGTTAGGTGTTTTCACCTCGGCGACCCCCGCCGAGATTAAAGCAAGTCTTGGGCATGCCCTCGTCCACGTAGCATCTCAAGGCAGAACCGTGCCTGCGTTGAACTACTGACGACTATCCTGTACTCAGGATTTAGACTGCTCAGGGATCTCACCACGATGGCTAGTCCTCCCGTCTGCTAGTCCTACTACGTGTATGGTTAACACGGTTCGGCCGTCGCTAGGAGGGCTCCCTAACCCAATCGAGTTTTGGAATATCCAATTTTGTATACGGGCATGAGCTACTCCCGTATAC